ATACCTGTTTTAGTATAAGCGTATTTTTTTCCGTCGACCATTGGCATAATTATTTCCTTTTCTTTTTAGAGATGTTAGCTTGTGATAAAGCGATTGCTATTGCTTGTTTAGGGTTTGACACTTTCTTTGATGACTTACCTACATTTAAAGTTCCTGCTTTAAATTCTTTCATTACCTTGCTGACCTTCTTCATCTTGCCTGCTTTTGTCTTCGGTGCTGACTTCATGTTGTTTCCTTAACTTAATAAATCTGTGATCGTATCTACAATCATTACATAAAGAGTATTCGGTGAAGTCAAATGGTTCACCGCATTGTTCGCAAATAGATAGTTTCATAAAAAGAAAAAGCCCAACTACGGAGAGAGTGCAGTCAGGCTTTTGTAGAATTACATTATTAACAGGCAGGAGATTGCCATATAGGCGCTATTATAGCATACTTTACTAGTTTTGTTCAACAAGATTATGCATTTATCCTTCTACTTGCTATAGTTAGTAGATTATCGTATGCCATATCCATGTTCCATTCGTAAGCTAATGGCTTTTTAGCCCCAAGATATCTAGCGTATATAGCTTCTTGCTGTCCTTTTTCAAGGCTATGTATGATAGCGTGAACTGTACGTACATTAGACATGTCTTGAGCAGAACACATTTCCTCGAATATCTCACTGGTTGACTCTCCCCCTGAAGAGAGTCCCACTGACTTAGTTGGATAACCTAACTTATGATTATCCGACTTCATCCATAAAGCCCAATCATCCATAATGGACAATAAGCGTTCCATACTAATCATATCTTGTTAGCGTATAGGCTACGCTTTCTCCATAAGTTTCTTGTGTAGTTTTTTGTTGTAGATTATGTTTAGCTGTATCTGCGTTATGGCTTGTAATACCTTTTATTTGGTCTGGTGTAAAGTTTACTGTATGTCCAAATATGGTTTGTAGTGGATGTGGCTTAGGAACGTAATACTGCATGAGTCTAGTATTATGATCTTTAACAGCGTGAATAACATTTGCATCTCTCATCTCTACAAGTATGTTCTTTGTAATAGGATAATTAGAGTCTATATGTTTCGCTATTTGGTTTATGGTTCGTGGTTCTGTAAGATATTCTAGTATCTTTTCTTTCACGATACATCTTTCACTTTGCAATGCCATTTCCTTTTATCATCTTGATGCCAGCCATGTACATGAATAGTCCAACCTGCTTCACGAACTGCATGCACATATTCATTATCTGCTATTTTATTTACTCTGGCTGACATATTTGTGGCTGTTGTAGTTTGAACTGCCAATACTTCTTTTCCTTTTAAAGCTAGTATATCTATAAATCCAAATAGGTCTTGTCTTATCTTTGCCCAAGCGTTCCAATGTTCTACTATTGCAACTGTATATCCTTCTTCTCTTAACTTTTTAAGACTCAGTTGAGTCGGACTCGTTGCCAAATTGTTCTCCATTAGGTTTAGATGTTCCGTCTGTAAAACGCTTCTCTACTTCACCAGTTGATTTATTTAATTCGTATTCATAGTGACTACCATCATTTCCATTTTGACCTATGGTATCTATACGAGACTGTTTCTTTTTACCAAATATTAAATCAAAGTTAGATTCAAATATTTCTCTATCTGTAAATGGTCTAGGTGCGCTTCCCTTCCCCATTACTTTACCTCCAAATGATTATTAGTAAATAGCCAACCTATAGTTTTACGGTGAGCTTCTTCCCATGCTGCTATTCTATCATGTTTATCTAAACTTTTGTCATTATCTATCATATGGTGGCATTGATGACATAAAAATGCTATACGGTAATCATGTGCCTTTATGGATGTTCCCTTACCATCACGTAATTGATTAGAGTGTGCAGCTACTACAGTTCCATCTTGCATAGAGCACATCATACATGCTGCTCCATCTGCTAGTTTAAGTAATTTAGGGCTTCTATAGTTCATCATAATCCCACATCCAACCTAAATTAGACTGAGCCCAAATTTCTATTGAATTTTGATATTCTGACATTTGAGAAGTTGTTAACTTTGTGGTTGATTTTATAATTTCACAAGGCATACCAGCTATAATTTTTTGTTCTCTTAAAAATTTCCAACCCATAAGTTCATGAATTTGATCTTTGTCAATTCCTGTATGTCTGGAAATACTTGTATATAACGCCCATAATCTTTCATTAGCCTCTAGGCTTCTTGTCATTTTGTCATCTACTGTAACACGCCAGCGTTTAGTAAAGTCAAGACTTTTTAGTTTCTCTACTAACATTGGTAAATTTTCTTTTGTTAAACTCCATTTCAACATTGTCGTATCCTTTGCTTTTAAATATTTTACCATCAATCGTAGTTGCTTTGTAAACCATATCTTTATCCCATTTTGCTACATTTTTAATAAATTTATTAGCATCATTTTCATCTTGCATTTGGGCTCTCCTTGTACGTTAAACTTTTTGGATCAAACCAAAAATTAAAACTACCTTCCCATTGTGCATTACGCTGCTTCTGAACAAATACTTTTGCATCTGGAATAATCTTTAATTCTTCTTCTGGTGTTTTACCTTCATCTATTAATTTCTCTTTAGACCTATTGCGCCAGCAAAGAACCAGTGAATCACATAAATTGCGTAGGTGACTTGAACCCATCAGATCTGTTGCATCAGGTATTTCTGTTTCATCTTTCATCTTACGAGTATGAGCTACTAAAAATATATGTATTTGTAAGTCACGACACACTACTGCGAGAGTATTAACAAATCTTTTTTGTGCGTCTAATGATTCTTCACTTATATCATTTAGCTTCATTAAACTGTCTATAACAAAAACATCAACTCCTAATACATGTTTGCCATAGTACAATGTTGCAACCATATCTTGTGAAGTAGTTACTCCTGTTTGATCGTAAATATATAATTTTTCTTTTGCTCTATCACAAAACTTATGTATGTAATCATCTGTTGGTTCTGATGATCCTAAAGTCTGTGTAATCATACGAGCCAATGTTAATACAGGTCTCATTTCTAAAGATGCTATTAAACATTTTGTATCTTGTCTCATCATAGCTAATATAACTTGTGATAACCACATTGACTTACCATGACCAGATACGCCTGTAAGAATTGTTAGTTCCGAGTTCCTAACACGAAATTTATCTTCCGTTTTAACCCAGCCAAGCGATTTACCACTATGAATTTCCTCACCGAAATATCGCACCAAATCATCAGCAAATGTGTCCGTACTTTTAACTTTAAACTCTGCATGACTATACCCCTCATTATAAAAATTTTGAACAGTATCTTGTGTTACAGTTAGTTTATCTATCACATCACCAAGTTTCATATTCCACCTTCCCAAACTTTTTTAGGTTTTATATTTTCTTCTATAGGGTCGTTCCACCTGGATTGATTAAGGTACGTGGTAGTTGCTGGTACATATCCTTCTTTCCAACTGCGAGTATCTTTCATTTTTTTAACATGGTCAAGTATTTCATCTTTAATCTCATATAACTTTCTATTACGCCACTTTTCTTCACATTTAACTTTTGATATTTTACGAGTTGGATATATATCCCAGAATTCTAAAAACGACTTATGCGATAGCATATATATATCTTTATCTATATCTCTATCTCTATCTCTATCTAGTATAGAATTATTTCTATCACACTCTATTATCCACTTACTTAATGATTTTATTACAGAATTTATAAATTCTATTGGGTATCTTAACCTATAAGCAATAGCTTGATCTTCAGGTAAAAAACCATCATATTGACTAGCTAAACACCATAATTTTATTAAAATAGCTTGTTGGTCATGACTCATTGCATTAAATTCGTAGTCTTCTAATAAGTCAATTCCATATAGTTTAAACCATGGCATTTTCTTAGTTTCATCTGCATGTGTCTTTGGTTTATAGTGTTGAAATTTATCCCAATTCTTCACTCTGTATTTCATATACTCTCCTTAAAATAAACATTCTTCATATAATTCTGTTAATGGCACAGCTTTTGCTTTTGGCAAAATATGGAGCTTGCAATTAGGTCTTTGCTCAAGAAACCATTTAGCAGATGCCTTGTTGCTAAAGGCTCTAAGCGGTTTTCCGTCAAATTCATCTAATATAATATAGCGCAATATGTCCATGGCTCGAAACATTATCATAGATAAATTCTATTTGCAAACTATTTTATTTATAGAAAATGCTTGACAAGGTATTTTAGGTCATTAAGATAACTATTGTATTTTAACTAGGAGAGAGAAATGAAATACTTAATAGGAGTTGTATTCTTTTATTCATACGTAGCCTTATGCCTATATATCATGGGCAAACTAGCAGGAGCAATATAATGGAAAGACACTTAGACCCAGACGCTTATTTAGATGATATGGAACGTCTTGAACAACAAGAACAAGAAGCACAACATAAACTTGACCAACAGGAGAAACATGATGAATGATTATAAATGGGATAAAGATAAGCACCATACCTGGTATAACCAATGGGACTTTAAAACTCCTAGATCATACAAAGAAAGATATGGCGTTGATTATAAGAGATCTGACAATATTGAAGGTGAAGAACATTTAACAAGAAATATATTGACTGTCATATTAGTTTTAATTATAGTGGGGATGTTATGGCTTCAGAACTAGAACACATATCTAAAATATTACCAAAGGTATGGGAAGATTTAAAAGAATTTAACGATAGATTTGATGAAAGGGAGAGAAACAATGGAAGATCAATTTTACCAACAAGTGATGCAGGAATTACACGAACTACAGACAAAACAACAGGAGAGTGCAAATGAGTAAAGAAGGCGTAGTAAATATTAGGGGTAAAGAATATAAAACGGTTGCATTACGTGTTCAAGAGTTTAGAGATAAGTTTCCTAATTATTTCTTAACTACAGAAATTGTTAAGATTGATGATGAGCAATGTATTGTTAAGGCATACGCAGGAGTTTATTTAGATAATGGTCAAGTTCAAACATTTGCCACAGGTCATGCACAAGAGTTTAGAAAGGCATCTCAAATCAATGGTACATCTTATGTTGAGAATTGTGAGACTTCTGCTATTGGTCGTTGTTTGGCTGGTCTTGGTCTTGGTGGTACTGAGTTTGCTTCAGCTAATGAAGTTGTTAATGCTATTCACCAACAAAACAATCCACCGGTAGAAACAATCACTGAAGAACAACTAGAGATTGCTAAGAACAATTTAGAAGAGGCTTCTAAACGTGGTGAACTTAAACAAGCATTTTTTAAATTAACACCAGGTGTTCAAGCAAAATTACGTGAGTTTGCTAATGAACTTAAGAAATCTGCATGAGTTCTCATTTAACAGATAATAGACGACATAACATAATTACAGCTAGTAACTGTTGGTCGTCTGTTTATGAGAGGCAAAAGCTATGGAGACAAATGACTTTACGTGAAGCTCCATTTGAAGGTAATGAGATGACTGAATATGGCATTGACCATGAACATATTGCTTTATGTGAGTTTGAAAAGGCTATGGATCAAATATGTGAAGTAGGTAATAAACTTATAGTTCATCCTGATTTACCACTAGGAGCAAGTCCAGATGCTTTTTTAGATAGATTACCAGTTGAAATAAAATGCCCTTTTAGCCAAGAATTTTATGGTATGATTCCAGACCGTTATTACTTTCAGACTCAGTTACAAATGGAAGTATGTGGATCTCCAAGATGTTATTTTGTAGTATGGACTCCAAAAGGAATTACTGTACAAATTATTGAACGTAGCAAAGAATGGTTTGACTGGTATAAACCTTTAGCGTTAGAATTTATGAAGTTTGTAGATGATGATGTAGAACCTACACGTTGGAAACGCAAACCCATATTTGATATAGATTTAAAAGAAGATAATTTATTATTTATTAAGGAGTAACAAATGGCTATAACACATGAATTAATTGCAAGTGCTGGTGAATATACTGACAGACAAGGTCAGACAAAAACAAGATGGGTTAAATGTGGATTTATTAATACTAAGGATAACGGTGATATGTCAATTAAGATTGATTCAACACCTGTATCATGGGATGGTTGGCTTACAGCTAAGAAACCACAAACTCAAGAGAATAACACTAGGGGTAGTGCTGCAGTAGAAGGTGCTGAGGATGTTCCTTTCTAGGAGCATCCCCAACACTTTACAATTACTTGTTCATTACGTACATTGTTACTTCAAAGCCAAAACGCATTTCTGTTGCTGCTGGTGATGTCCACATAGCGGTTCTCCTTTCTTTTAGATTTATAATAGAATTATACGCTTACATGGATTTACTAGACACCAGATAATCATTAAAGGGAGATAATGGATATACACATTTCAGAAGCAGATGTTCACTGCATAGCTGTAGCAGTTTATACAGAAGTCAACATGCAATCACTAGAAGAAAAGGTAGGAGTGATTAATGTGATTATGAATAGAGTCAGATCTAAAAAATTTGGGTCTGACCCCTGTAGTGTGGTGTACTCTCGTGGACAATTCATTGGTATAGAAAACATGATGAAAGATAATGAAAAGAATATAGATCAAGAAACATTGTTAAAGACTAAGTTACTTGTAGTGGATACATTATTCTTTAAAAAGCATAAAAATCCTGTAGGTAATAGTCTATACTTTCATGACGATAGTGTAGATATGAAATATATTTGGGAAATGAAACCTAACAAAAAAATAGGAAGGATGGTATTTTACTAATGAAAAAAGAACCTGTAGCATGGCTTTATGAAGAGTTTGATGTTAAGTCTGGTGATTTAAAAAAGTCTTATTTATGGTCATTTCATCCAAAAGAATTATCGTATTTAAACGACCTTAAAAACTCAACTCATCACATTAAAATTACTCCATTGTTTAGGGGTGATAAGTTTGAAGAATATAAATCAATGAATAAATATAGTGAAGAAACAAAAAGATTAGTGGAGGCTAATGGTGGACTATGAAACCACTTACACAAGAAGAAATTATTAAAGCATATAAAGAAGCATTTGGATATGGGAGTCAGGTAGTAACTATTGACAAGATATTTAGATTTGCTAGACTGATAGAACAATTACATGGTGTTAAAAATGTTTAAAGTAACAGATGAACAAGTTATAGAAATAGTAAATAAATACATGGAAGAACATCCTAATGCAGGAAGAAACCATGTCATATTACACTCATTTGGTAATCATGCTAGAGTTAGAAGTCTAGCTAAACAAGGACTAATTAATCTACCTAAACCATTACCAACAGGAAGTAAAAGTAACTGGAATAAGTATTTTAATATTGATAGAGCTGAAGTAAATGCCTCTAAAAAAGGAATGAAGTACAATGTACACAAAACTAGATGAGCAAAGACAGGCTAACTTTATCAAGTCATATATGAATACGCATCCTAGTTGTACAATAAAAGATATTATTCAGGATTGTGTTACAAATAGGCATAGATTATCAAGTCTTGAAAGGCAAGGATATATTAAATTACCCAAGCCAACACCTTATGGAGAACGTAATGGAGTATTTAAGAAGAAAGGATCATGGCAATTTTGGAAAAAATAATTGATTATCTTATATGGATTTTAATATTTGGTGGTATGATATGGTTTTTTTATGGATGCTATGATCTTATAAACTTATTTTTATTAAGGGGATAACATGAGTGAAATTCATGATTTGTTGAATGAACGTGGTAATAGATATGGTGAGTTTAAGACTCATGCAGAAGTAACACAAAAGATTAAAGAGGCATTATTTAGTGGTGCATCATTTGCATATTTAGACTATGACCAAAAAGAAGCACTAGAAATGGTAGCCCATAAACTAGGTAGAATTGTCAATGGAGACCCAAACTATTTGGACTCATGGATGGACATTATTGGATATACACAATTGGTTGTAGATAGGCTAGTAAAAGATCAAGAACCTGTTACATCAATAGATGAATATATTATTGAGAAAAAAGAAGAGCCTTATGCTGAAGATGTTAATATTGAAACAAGTGCTATGTTAGAACGATTGGAGGATTTAGATGACTAAGATATATTGGATATTTGGACTTGCTATGGTTGCATTAGCGATATTTGGAACAGAAAAGGCTTTTAGTCAAACTACTACCATATATGCACCAGATGGCTCTGTTACAGTATGCCAAGTAAATACTAACGGTACTGTAATCTGCCTTTAATC